CAATTCGACGGTTCCGATTCTCTCGGAGAAAACCATACCAATTACGACGAATTATAATTGAGAGAGAGTATCAATGATGTCGCTTTATTGTTGATAAAAGGGGAAAAGTCAGGTAAGCTTTTGGGACAAAAGCAAACAAGGGGAAACATCATGGACACACACAGAACACTTTTACAGCGACTCTATCGCCTGCAATGCGGGAGTGTCGGGCGTGCTGGTATCGAAGAGTTGGGAAGAATTTACAACGTCAACACCGAGGACCACCGTGACTACCTCGAAGACAAGATTGACGAAATCAGACAGCCCGGTGGCATCATCACATGGGCTTTGTCTTTAGACAGTGGAAACTTTGACCGCCTCATAGGGGAAACATCATGAACACGAATCGAGAAACATACCTAAACAAAGCGGTTAGGGAACTGAATACCAGAGTGTTTAAACGGGCCGGATACGAGGTACCGTCGGACGTCAAGGTTACTTGCGGTTGGCCTTCGAAGTCTGCCACAAGTCGAAAGTCAAGACGCATCGGGGAATGTTGGCCCCGCTCTGTTAGCGCAGCTGGTGTCAACGAAATATTCATATCGCCCACCATTGCCGATAGTGTGGACGTGCTGGATATTCTGGCACATGAACTAATCCATGCAATAGACGATTGCGTGAACGGACATAGGGCACCGTTTAAACGCATCGCGCTTGCTATCGGTCTTGAAGGTAAGATGACGTCAACCACGGCAGGCGAAGAGTTAAAGGCCACGTTTGAAAAGATTGTAGCGAAGCTTGGAGAGTATCCACATGCTACGATGGACTTCACGAACCGCAAGAAACAGTCAACGCGCTTGTTGAAGCTGGAATGTTTCAGCTGTGAAGCCATCTGGAGAATGAGTCGCAAGTGGGCGGAACTGGTCGAATGTTGTCCAGTCTGCTCAGGTGATTCGGTTGAATGCGTTTAAACACTACCAACAAAGGGGAATGAATCATGGAAAACACTGTACCAACAATCCAAATTATCATGATAAAACAGGCCTTGATTGCACAAGGGCACGGGATGATGCTTAGCCGTAGACTACCCGCAGGAACTACCATGGCCAGGAAGATACTAGGTTTGAAGGGGAACCGTGAAAGCTTATTGAGACAAGTGACCGCCATTCTTGACGGGATGGCGATAGCAGAGGTCGAGAATGGTCTACATGCCGCCGGGATTATTGAAGACCCGGACGTTGATGGGGGGATAATGGGATAGGTGTAGCCGGTCAAGGTCCGGTCGGGAGAGTGTTTAAACGCTTTCCCGATTGGGGCTTGGTTTACTACACAACAAAGGGGAATGAATCATGGAAAGCAAAACCATATTACTAATTTCTTTTGGACTTGGCGGTCATACCGAATACTATTCGGATGGTAACTCGTGGTTGTCGGGATATGACAACCCGGACAGCCTTGACCTAACGAAACCACATAAACTTGAGTCGGTCTACGATGGCGCTGTTCTAGTTGACAAGCGGTCCGTGTTACAGGTCAACCCAAGGCTGGCCATTGACTCGCCAATGGTCAAGGTAAGCTTGCCACCTAACACAATTGATAGCGTGGACGTGCGTTTGACCGATCTTTTTAGGTTGGGGGGCTCGTTTAAACAGCTGGCTGCCATGGCGTTGCGTGATTCCAATTGGTCCGGTCTGGACCATATATCCATTGACCTATGGGTCAAGATGTGGCGTGGCCACGGCGCAAAAATTGGCACCGTAAAAGGTACAACCCTCACATGGGAGACCGAACCAGAGCAGCTGCCATTGTACGAATAAATTACTACTTGCAATATCAATCACAATAGATTAAGATTGACAGTACATCAGAAAAGGGGAAACATTATGACACTTTATCAATTAGCGTCGCACCTTCAATGGTTGGCGGACGTGAACAACATAGGTCATGCGCTGGCCGAGGATGCCGGCGGCATCGCCTGCAATTATGAGGTCGAGATCATCACAAGTGAGGGCAAGGGATGGATGATACCTAACAGTGACGAGGAATTTTATGATGACAAAGAGATCATAGCCTTTCGGATCGTCGCCATCACAGCACCAGGGGAAACATCATGACAGAAGTAATTCGATATTACACGCTGGAAGAATGCCAGCTACACATTGACCGCTTCCGACTATGGGATGCCATCATACGACGCAATCTTGACGGCTGGTTTGTAGTCTACGACATGAAATAAATTGCTAGCAAAAAAGGGGAAACAAGATGCGAGCGAATACAATTAAAATCTATGATGGTCCGTCTTTGATAGACGAAGAAGGGCGGAGAATCGTGGTACTCTTATCTGGTCTCAAGAAGGCCAGCACCAACACGAAAACTGGTGACATGTTGCAGACTTGGATTCTACTGTACGATACGCCGCCGCATCATGCGGTCAAGACGGGGGATGATTCTGCGGTATGCGGTGACTGTCCGCTACGACCGACACTGTTTAAACGCGACGAGGTATCAACCAAGTCTTGCTACGTGCGAGTATTCCAAGCCCCGCGCTCTGTATGGAAGGCGAACCGTGACCTACCCGTGACGCCATTGCACGAGGTACGCGCCATGGTGGGCGGTCGCAAGGTGCGCGTTGGTTCCTATGGGGACCCGATGGCAGTACCTCCCATTGTGTGGGACGCAACTGGCACGCATACCGGGTACTCCCACCAATGGCGATCACCTTTCCGTCTCATGGGGCGGCATGTTATGGCGAGCGTCCACACCCTTGCCGAACGAGAACAGGCAAAGCAGAAAGGTTACCGCACCTTTCGTATCATCGATAGCGTGGATGACGTGGTACCAGGTGAAATACTATGCCCCGCATCAAAGGAGGCAGGCCATCGGACTACGTGCGAGCGTTGTCAACTTTGCAATGGTCGTACTGGGATTGCAGATAACCGAAAAGATATCGCCATTGTGGCACATTAAGGAGGAGAAAATGAAAAAAGGAAATACAACCTACGTGGGCGGCTCAACCTATCGCGATGGTGAGCAGTGGATAGTCTATGCTGGTGGGGCTGTCTACCGGGGAACAAAACAGGTAGCCCATATCCGACATGTCTGTACGCCGGGTGTGTCTGGCGACGGTGCAAGGCTCTTGTGCCTACCAGTTCCCAGGGTTGGACGTCTGGAATTTGATAGCTGTGGCGTTGACCTGCGCCACCTGTGGCACAAAACAGATGCGCTGGTAGAAGCCATCAAAAAGCACATAGGGGGATAAGATGAAAAAGAAAAAGACGGGGCGTCCTCGGAAGGTCTTTACTCAAGACCAGAAAGAAAGAATCCACTGGTGGTACGACAAAACATCGTGTTCAATCGAACGTATCGCGAGCCACTTTGACTGCTCTCCGCTGTTAATTAGCAGGGAGCTGGATAAGGCCATCGAACCACAAGATTCGGATGAAGCGTTGAACTTTGACAGACCAAAAATATTCGACTTCTCAGGAGAGATGGAACCTACCAGGCAAGAGGTAGACCATATAGAAAACACCGACGGTATAACCTTGCACGATGCCCAGGTCGCCTATGGGGATGACGAGACCGGGGAGCGTTGGGTCTTGTGCTGGGTACGAGTAGAGGGCGTTTAAACACCATCAACAACCACGAGGGGGGAGCCCGCAAGGGCTCTCCTTCTCACAACAAAGGGGAAACATTATGAAGGATGAACATGGCAATACACACTTCAGACCTATGCGCGTGATTGACGGCAAGGCCGGTCGCATGAAGTACCCTACCGGCAGGTATTGCGTTGCTCTGGTTCACCCCAGCTCGGGTGAGAGGGTTATGTGGGTTGGCTACGAGTCGCACGTTAAAAAAGAGGATGCCCAGCGGGAGGCAAATATGTGGGAGGACGCATACCACACGGCCCGACGCATAGACGAAGAAAAGGAGGTGGGGTGATGAAAGACCTGCACCAGCTAGCAAAAGAGCACAGCGGACCCTCCATGGATTGCCTCCTCCTGGACCAGGAAACAATAGACCAGGAAGCAGGCGACTTAGAGAGCGGTTGGATACAGCTCCACAATATAACGCTCAACAGCCGTCAAATAGAACGACTGCTCGACATGCTTTACGACTGCACATACCACGAAATCTCACACTATCCCGGCCAAGCACTCGGGCCTTACTACTGGGACATGCACAACTGCATCTCGGCCCAGCTGACCGCCACCAACTTTCTTCTACAGGGCAGCGTTTAAACACTACCAACCAGAGGTGAAGTGATGAAAGTCAGACTAGGAACCATAGAGATAGACAACCTAGAGCGGCGGCTTCTTCGTTTGTATCACGGGCTTGCGGGGCTCGCCACACGAGAAGAAGTTCGAGCCTTTTACATCAACCACGCTGAGGCTGATCTTATTGCTGCTCTTGACCACGCAGCGCGCCTCGAAGAAGAGCGTAAAGAAAGAGAACGCCAAGAAATGGAGGTGAAGTGATGGCGGGCCATATACCACTGGGTAATTTAGGCAACGAGCGGGACTGGGATTGCCCGAACTGCGACAATAAGCAAAGTGAGCTAGAAGACGGCGGCGAGGAGCACAACTGGACAGATGGCTCGATGAAATTGTGGTGTGAAGACTGCGGTTGCAGGTGGGTTGTGGACTACAAGACAGTTGTGACCAAAATCACCATAGAGAAAGATAATTAATTACACACTTGACAATGTCAATAACTACAGGTTACTATCAACCATACACTAAGAGAGGAGGAGCAGATGCTTTCAGTAGACATTAAGCTTTCACATGACGAGGCCCGGTTGGTGGCCGATGCCGTAGCCAACCATTACAATGACTGCGGCGTCACCCATAGCCCGGACTGCAAGGGTCGGGCTGTCCTCGCCCAGGGCCTGGTGGACAGGCTAGAGGCTACGCTGGAATATATTAACGACGCTGCCTCTGAGGCCGCAGCAGACATGGCCGGTGAGATCGAACCGGACGACGCAGAGTAAAACACCTACACAAAAAAAGGGGAAACATTATGAACGATCCAAAACCTCCACACCTATTGCAGGTTCTCAACCTTATCGAGGCGCTCTTTGACCAGCGCATTAAGGAGACACTGGAACGCAGTGAGTCTCTATGCTTAGACAGCGAGGAAGACCGTGACGAGTTGCAGCGCAGGCTGGAGCTCGTCGTTCGGGAGGAGGAGTAGTCATGGTTGGCATACCGGGTCCACACTGGTTCGGCAAGGGACACCTAAAAGAAAAACGCCTACAGCGAATGCGGGACGTGGTCGCAGTGGTTGCTACCAGCGACCTGCGATGGCGATGCACTCCCGACACGGTCTGTAGGGCACTGGGCATCACCGACAGCAACGATAGGCCAAAGGTCCTCATTGTAATGGAGCGACTCGTCACGCTGGGCCTGCTGGCGAGTAGAGGGGGGTACAAGGCCAACTACAGGCTTAATCTTTAGCCAAGAGGAGGATAGCGATGAAATACAAATTCACACTCGAAGCACGCAAGGGGCCGATCTTCATCTGCCCAGGCTGCTACACACAGAACACTACCACAATCCTGGCGGATGATAGCCGTTCGGAATCGGTTGTTGGTTTCTTTTGCGACACATGCACGCAGGAACACGCCGTCACCGAATCGGTACGGGTACTGCTACCACCGGCTGCACGCAAGAAGCGCGGCCAGCTCATCTTATTATAGGGGAAACATCATGCGAAACAGACAGCTTTACGCCTATCTACAACACAAGCCACCCGTCGTCCTGGTCGGGAGACCTATCGACCTACGTGTCCTGATCTCTATCTTCGGTGCCGACACTCGGGTTGGTGACCTGGTACAAGCACTAAGAGGGGGTGCATCATGAACGACGCGACCAAACAATTTATTGAATCCAAAACTAAAGATGGCGTAGCGGACCTGGCAGGCGCGAACCTGCAAGGCGCGAACCTGCAAGGTGCGCTACTGAGCAATGCGAACCTGAAAGGCGCGAAACTGAGCGGCGCGAACCTAGAGGGCTCAAGGCTGTCCGGCGCGAACCTGCAAGGTGCCTGCATAAGACACGCGAACCTGCAAGGCGCGGATTTCTCAGGCGCGAACCTGACAGGTGCGGACCTGAAGGGCGCGATGATCGTAGGTGCAACGTTTAAAGGTAGGCATGTCTATATTCACGCAACCGGGGAGCTTGTTTATGTTCCGGATCCGGAGGTGCAATCATGAACGGGGCAATCTTTAGAGCTGACTGCCGGTGCTATGCGTGCGGCGACTCCTTCTCCGAATCATTCGAGTATCGGGAGGGGGTCATCTATGCAGACTCTGACATGGAGTGCGGAGAATGCGGCGCCGGTAGTGGGTACACTGTAGACGAAGACAAGTGGGATGATGACACCCGCTGGGTTCTCTATCACACCAAAACAAACACACCCGTTGGGACCGTGGCCGGTCCTATCGAGCGGGACGCTGGGACTATTCGGAGCTTGACCCCGAGGAGGACTATGATGTGAGGGTTGAACATGCCGTAGATCATACCTCTGGCTACCGGCTCGCCACCGGGAGGGACCTACTTGTCTCACTTGCTAGAGACCACAACGCACCGACAGAGCTGATAGACCAGGCAATAGCCCTGTTTAAACGCTCTGGCCTAGGATGACCGGCTCGGAAGGGCTGGATGCCATACCCTATGTACTGGCCTGGTCAACCATACTGATGGCCTTCCTGAGCTCTTAGACCGGAAGGTAGCGCAAAGAACACGGCTCAAATTCAAACACGACTTTCCCCTCGAAACCCGCATCATCACGAACCTTTTTTAAGTCTAGTGTGGTGCGGGTTTCACCCCTTTTGCGACCTAGAAACATGACGTTATCAGCGAGCTGGGCTATCTCAGCTGAACCGCGTAGGTCCTGTAGCTCCCTCAGTGGTTGAGCACCAGGCCCAGCCGGGCGCTTGCGCAGGTGGTGCAGCACCAGGACGTGGATCCCCAAGTCAAGACTCCATCGCTTGATCTCCCTCATCATATACCCGGTCGCCTTGATGTCGTTCGTCGCATCGCCCATCACAGACATGAACCCTAGGTGGTCCAGCACCACAAGCTTGATACCGTGGCGGGTAGCGGAATCATACACCGCACGCCTCACCTCTGGCATCTCCACCACACCATAGACAGACGGAAGATACAGCGGACGCCGGGCCAGCTTGCGCCGCGTAGCGACGTACTCAGGCCGAGGCAAGCTGTGAAACTCAGAGCCCGACAGCATCTGCACCCACTTCCTCACCACGGCTGACGGCAAAACCTCAAACGAAACATGAAGCGTGGGCCGACCCTCGCCAGCCTGAAGCAACGAGAGGAAGCACGCAAAGGTTGACTTCCCTATGCCCGGCTCACCACTCAACACCGTCACCTCACCCGGACGCCAACCACCCAACAACTTGTCAAGACCCTCAAGCTTCGTCGGAGAACCAGATAGACGATCCGGATCCTCATAGACATTGTCCAAGTCAGACAACCAACCCTTCGCATCCCGAACCTGAACACCTATGGTTGACACAGCCTTGGTCTTTGCAAGGCCCCAGCGCGGCCGCTGTTCCTCGGAAGCCACCTCCCTGGTAGGGAAGTCTAGCTGAACTATCTTCGTGCGCCAGCGTCCAATATCAGCCTGCATCTTGAGAGCCCACCGCATCCCCTCCTCGGTTGGGTTGGGTACGATGTATACGAGTGAGCACTTCTGTAGTAGGGCGAGCTGGTGGCTGCGGCAGTGTGAATCGCTTGTGTTCAGTGGGGGAGCGATGACGTTTGGTTCTCCGGCTGACAGCAGGGCGAGTGCATCGAGTGGTGTTTGCGCAATGGTGGCGGTGTCAATGCCTAGTTTAAACAGCTGTTGTCCGAACCAGGATGAGGTTCTTGTGTCGCCCTTTGCTTTCCACCAGTCTTCTGGTGGGCGTAGGAAGCGGAGGTAGGATGTAGATCCTTTCTTCCGGCTATAAAGATACGGGAACACCAGGGCATCGAAGTCTACACTGTAGCCAATGCGCAACCGTCGAATGAGATCATCCTTTATCCCGAGCTCCAACAACCAGGCCAACCAGTTCTGCCCCTCGTTCTTCAGGTTCTTCTGGTAGTCATGGTGGTAGTGGATGGTCTCGAACTGCGGCACCAGTACCTCAAACTGCAGGCCAGCCGGGGCCTCAACAGTCACAGGTGAGATGTCCCCAAGCAATCGACGCAGGTCTGAGAACACACCACGCCGGCCACAACTGCCACACTGAAAAGAACCCAGGTCATTAGAGATAAAGAGGGTGCGGGCTCTCGCCTTGCAGGCCGGACACTTTGCAAGCACCGTGTGCTCGGTAAGTTTATGCTTGACACGGCGCTGCAGCAGGTATTCAGAGACCGTATAGTCTATGCCGATAGTGCCTACCGCAGGGCGCGGAGTATCCGTGCTCTGGCCTGGGCCTTCGCTATCTTCCCCTCCAGCTTCGACGTCAAGTCTGCCTTGGTCTTCCACAGTTTCCTTTGGTGCTGCCACCATTCGCGAACCTCCTCCTCGGACCCCCCAAGCACAGCCACAGCTGCATCCTCGCAGCGGGGGTCAAACCATTTAACCAGGCGCACAGCAACAGTCAACGGAATACGATTTGACTTCACATGCTGGGCCGCTATCTTACGTCTTATTGTTGCTGATATCTTTTTGTTGTTGACATCCATCTCAACATACTGTACTTGATATTAAGTAAGAACACAAGAGGTGAAGTGATGACTGTAAAAGTGATACATACCCGCCATGACCCGAGGCACATGATTCACCCCGCGTTTCCTACCTACGCCCGCTACTGTGAAGACAATCGCATGCGGCTCATTCAAGACGGGAGGATGCCTCTCAGTTTTGAGGAGTTTAAGGACAGCGATGAGTTCGATGCCTACTGTACGGGCCTAGATGTCGAGATGATGCGGAGGTTCGAGGAGCACAAAGAAAACGAGGTGTGACCTGAGCAGGTCCTTAAACGCGCTCTTGTTCAACCTAAACCAAGGGACCTGGGGCAGCAGTCCTTAAACTGCCCCGCTTTAATCTTGGCTAAGAGGAGGCTGTGATGGTAGTGAAGGCGCGAAACATTGGAGATCTTAAGGGTTTCACGAGGGGGCTGGGCGGTACGGATGCCGCAGCTCTACTGGGTATCCACCCGTACCGCTCTCGCATAGATGTGTGGGCGGAGCTGATGGGTTATAAGGAGCATTTCCGGGGTAACTTTAAGACGGACCTGGGCTTGGCCCTTGAGCCGTGGTGTAGGGATCGATACCAGAAGGTAACTGACACTCCTATTATGGGTCCATTTAAGACGGTGGTTGATGGGTGGTACAGGAAGTCTCCGGACGGGATCAACCTGGAAAAGAAGCTCATCTATGAGGGCAAGGTATCTCTTGGTTACCATGCCTATGAGATGTTCCCTTCTGGCGACCTGGAGAAGTGGCGAGCGTGTCAGTGTCAGTGGTATATGGCTACTCCCTACAATCTCAAGGACATGGTAGCCATTAAGAAGGGTGCGCGTGCATCGAGCCGAGCCATCAAGGCTTATGGTGAGGAGCATGGTTGGATGTGGCAGCCGGAGGCGGCAGACCTTGTAGCTCTGGTGACGGAGCCGGACTTTCGTTTCTATCATATCGAGCGGGACCAGGGGATCATCGACGCCATGTTATGGGAGGCAGAGCTTTTCTGGAAGAACCACGTTGAGACTGGGGTAGAGCCTGGCCTGGATGGTAGTGATAGTGTCCGCAGGTATCTGACTGATAAGTGGGAGCGGTCTACGGAGTTCTATGTCCCATCGACCCCGGACGTGGACGGGTTTGTCGCCTCTATCCATGCCACCCGAGAGGAGATCGTGGCGTTGAAAGCCAAAGAGGCAGCGCTGAAGAAGGAGCGTGCGGTGTTGGAGGAGGTAGAGGGCCGCTGCAAGAACGAGATAAGGAACATCATTCAAGACAACCTTGGGGTCAAGGGTCATTGGGGCCACGCTACCTGGAAGGAGAAGAGGGGAAGCGCCAGGCTCAAGACGGCACTGTTTAAACAGGAGGTAGAGCGAAGGCTTGGCCCGGCTGTCCTTCGAGAGATGGTAGAAGCGGCATCACCCCGAGGTGAGCCAGTACGAGAACTTAGATTCACATGGAAAAGAGGAGAATGACATGACACGACCAAAGATTAAATCACAACAGATACACGGCAAGAGCTATGCGATGGTACATGATCGCATCTCTTACTTCCGAGGGGAGGAGCTTTACCGTGACCTCAGCATCGACACCGAGCTGGTCCACTTCGACCACGAACACGCCGTAGTCAAGGCGGTCGTAAAGGACCTGGAGGGGCGTGTCTTAGCATCGGGCCTTGCATACGAGTGGAAGCTTGACAAGAAGAGCATGGTCAACCTGACCTCGTTCGTGGAGAACGCAGAGACATCTGCTATAGGTAGAGCTCTTGCGTGTCTGGGCATCGGCATAGAGGACGCCTATGCCTCGGCCTTCGAGGTGGAGAATGCCCAAGCGACAGAGGCTGCACTGCGTGTAGCTCCTCCGGTAAAGGTGGCTACCCCAAAGCCCAAGTCCAGGTCTAAGAAGGTCCGCCCTGCTGAGTCGATCAAGTTATGGACTGTCCTGAAAGGGCGGTTTGACACCACCGAGGCAGCGACAGAGCGCCTTCGAGTTATCTACGAGACCATTGGCATCACCGACTCGTCGGAGCTGACTGAGGCAACGCTCAAGAAGGCTTTGCAGATGGCTGCGGCTGACGAATGAAAGTTCCTAAGTGTTTCCTGGGACGCCCAAAGCTCTGGGACGTGTACCAGCACACACCAGAGGAGCGGTGGAGTGTGTCAACCGCAGCCATGATAGCGTATCTAAAGCCCGAGGAGTCTGAGGTTCTCAAGGTCCCGGCTGGGTTGAGGTTGTCATATGAGTCGGGGATAGTGATCTACAATATCCTGCTCGACATGAGCAAGGACGGGCTACCATTCATCACCAAACTGATAGACCTCGCTGACAAAACAGACTACCACCGAACAGCCATAGGCCACACCATGTCAGACCTCAGAGCCAAAGGCGTTATTGATTACAAGAGCTTAGGTTGCGCTGGACTTATGGTAAAGGTTGTGGTTAACTAGCCCGCAGAGATGCCTGGGTACTGTGGGTGCTCCTCGGTTTACCAGGCAGAAAGTTAGCGCTTCAGTCTCTACCAAGAAGCCCCGGCAGGTTTGAAGTTTCCCCTTTACCCGCGCCGGGGCTTCTTTTATTTTGCCAGGTACACGGCGGCTGATGTAGCTGCAGCTCCAACGGTGAAAGACAGCACGGCCACGAACAGGGGGCGTTCATACCAGGGCTGTGTAATGCCGGCGGCATCCTCTGCTATCTTGCGCAGGGCATCGAGCTTGTCGGTGCATAGAGAATCCAGGGCTGTGGTGTGTTTCTCGCAGGCGGTAGTCCGCTTCTCGTAGAACTCCAGGTTGGTCTTGCACTGGGGTAGTTGTACATCGCGCATCTCTACGCATTGCACGGACCACAGGGAGGGCCACACAACACCACTACAGGGGGCTGTTTCCCCGGTAGCTAGGGGGTAGGCCTGGGTACAGGGTGTTTGTCCCAGCACGAGGCTGTGTTGGGCGAAGAGGAAGGTAACCATGAGGGCAAAGACAACGGCAACGATATACTTCATTTGAACGCTTTATTGATGAGGTCAGCTATGGACTGGTCACCCTTGGCTGTTTCTTTGCGGATGACTTCTCGTTTCTCTTCGAGCTTCGCTAGTGAGCTGCGTCTCTTTGTGTCCAGCTCCAGTATCTTGTGGAGGTTGGTTTCCTTGAGTGCTGAGGCTCCTTTATCGTATTCTTTCTCTACCTTCCGGATGCGGTGTTCAACTAAGATCCGCCGCTTGTATAGCCAGGCTACCCGTATCGAGACCCATAGCGCCAGGACCAATAGGATGATAGCCCCGACCAGCCATTTGAGCAGCGGAATAGACAGCAGCTTCTCTATCCAGCCTGGATATTTCAACCTGCTGCCTTCCGCAATCGCGCTTTAATGACGGCAACCAGGATGGCCGAGAGAGCTCCCGCCCCGCAACCGATGAGAGTTCCCCACGGCCACCCTGAGCCTATACCCCCGAGGCTTCCATAAAGCGCCGAGCCTGCGATACCTCCGAGGATAATGGCAGTGAGTCGTAGTGTTCCGGAGTACCACCACGGCTCTTCCTTCTTCTTGCTTTTCATCCAGCCACGGATGAGGGTCTTAAAGACCTGGACCAGCGCCCAAACGCATACAGCTGTGATACACGCCACCGTTATAATAGTCGTTGTCCCAGGGAGGGGTTGGCTATCCTTACTTTGGGTTACGGCGGGCTCAGTATCAACTACAATTACTTGAGCGGCTGGTCCAGATTCGGTGACCTTGGTTCTGGTCTTTGTAACAGTGACTCTGCTCATTTGGCTATCCTTGTTTCAATGACGGAGGTTCTTTCGCGTAACACATTGACCTCTGTCCAGATGTGGCCTCTGCCTTCTCGGGCGGTGCGCAGTTCCTCTTTGATATCGGCTTGCATATGCGTGATAGCAATATCGACCTTGTCCAGCCGCTTGAGCAGCTCATGGAACCTGCAATCCAGTGCAGTAATCTTACCGCCCAGCCTCCACACAACAGCCACTGCGGCTAGTATGCTCGGAAGAGCGGAGACCACTATCTGCAAAGAGGTATCTTCCATGAGCTCGGTCTGTTGTAGAGGAGCATTACTTCTTCTTTGAACTGCTTGACTTTGGCTTTGAGGTGCTGGCCTTCTTACCTTTTTCTAGGGCATCCAGTCTAGCCTCTATTCGCTTCAGCCTTTCTCCGAGAGGGACTCTCATTACAAAACCTCAGTTGTATTTATACTATTCGCCAGTCTGCTCTACGTTGGCGTCACCGCTGATGCACTCCCAGCCCAGGCCAGACCAAATGAACGATGCGGCCTCTCCAGCTCCTGCCAGGCTAACCTGAACAGCTGTGCCGCCGTCGCTCTCTAGGGCTTTAAGGGTGATAGTGCCAGACCCGGACTTGTAGAGGGCGTGCTTTATCCGGCCTATCGACCCCACCTCGTCGTCTGGTGGTTGTAGCTCCATAGATTCGGCACCAGATGGCGTGAGGAGCGAGACGGGGATTGTTGTTGACAGCTTCGATCCAGTACCAGCGACCGTCTCTGTCTCCAGCACATTTGTCTGTCGTCTCTTCATGGCTGCCATCCAGCCCTTTGAGTTCACCATATCCATAATTATTCTCCTATTGGTTACGCGATTGGATTGTGTTCCTAGAAGTCGGACCCGTAGAGCTTGATTACAAACTTGCCGCCAGTGTAGGTGCCTCCACTTGCACCACCAGTACCATCACTAAGGTACAGGTAGTCGTCCACTAGCCCGCTCAGGTCTGCCCCGGCAGTCGATACCCGTCTTGTGCCAGCGGTCCAATCAGCCCCTGCCAGGATTAGCGAGGTGGTTGTGCCGCCACTACCAAGCGAGACATCTTCAGCGAGAGAGGTTGAGTTACCGCTCAGGTCAATGTCCAGGGCGCAGTTAGAGCCAGCAGGCACTTCAACACAGGACATCTCTACCTTGTATATAACACCGTTTACTGCGCTGGTAATCTGAGTCAGATACGCAGCAGCTACCCCGTCCTCCCCAATAACATCACCGACAGCGCCGGAATCAACGAAGTCCGTCAGGTCAATCAGTATTGTGGTTACAATCTCACCGTTTACCTTCCCAACATATACTTCTATACCTTCACCACCAGACCCATCGGCACCACCGCCTGTAGCGTTTGCTGTCGCTGAGGTAATCGTAATGTGGCCATCGTCCTTTATACGCATCCACTCATGAGATGCCGTATCGTCATTATCATCTATTGTGGTTGTACCAAAGACGAGGTAGCCACCCTTGTCGTTTGCCGAATGGAATTCGGAGGCATATCCAGCTATAAAAGCAGATGCTTCTGTTACAGAAGAGGGGACATTTCCGTCAGTAGAATCAAAGCCGATTCCACCGAGAATGTCATCAGCGGCTATGTTTGTCTTGCTGACGACAACGATTATGCCGTCGTCCCCGTCGTCACCCTCATGATCTATCTGCACGGTATTTGACGCATCACCCTGGTTGTAATCGCCCACTAACAACTTCGCGCGAACTTTCAATGTCCCAAGCCCAATCATTACATTGTCGCTCGCATCAATTGCGAAAGGATTTATTGTTTGGAACGAGGCATCGGTATTTATTGCAAAGACTTCGGTGTCATTATCGATCCCCATCACAGACTTGACTGTCGAGTGGCCGAAAACAATCTTCCTGTCTGTGCCGTCTGCGTCAGCACCAATTGAAATTGTGTCATCGAACCGGACGAAGCCATCAAACTCTACGTCTGGGTCGCTGGCACTGCCACCTGTCTGCCCAAATACAACGTCAGCATTGGTGTCACATGTGATGACCGACTGGCCGTTCTCTTGGATATCGAAGCCAACCTTACCATCAATCGTAACGATGCCACTGCCAGTGGATGTTACCTCTACCCCAGTGTGCCCATCTACCAGTACGGTGGATGCCTGTGAGTCTACGGTTACGCTGCCGGAAGAGGTTGCTACGGATACTGCTGCATCTCCTACGCTGATGTCGTCTGCGGCAGAGCCACCGCCACCGCCAACGCTACTCATGTCCGCGCTCACGTCCATGAACTGGACGAGGTACCAGTTGGTTCCGTCGAAGGTCCAGGTTGTTACATCGCCACTTGCTGTAGTGACATCTGCGCTGCCGCCTTTTAGTGTGGTGCCGGTCACATCGAACACGACTGCTGCCGTGCTGATTACGGTGATTGTCTGTCCTGCCACCCCGTCATCAAACGTAGTAATGGTGACGGCTCCGGGTGCGACAAACAGATTTCCGGTAGCCACCGATGGCGTAGTGTCGCTGCTGCCAAAGGTCACGTAGGTTTCGCTAGGCCCAGAGAATGCTGCGGCACCTGAAACGTGGAGCATACAGTTTGGGCTAGATGTTCCAATACCGACGTTGCCATCGGTGTCGATACGCATTCTTTCCGCTGAGTCATCGTGGAATATCATAACGCCGCCGCCCGCTGCGTTTTGAATAATCATCTCATTGTTGTCTTTCTGGACTATGCTACAGAAGGAGGTGTCTGACTGAATGCGAAGCTCAACCTCTCCAGACGCTCCATAAACGTGAAGGTTTTTCGCCGGATTTGCTATTCCGACACCAACGTCACCCACGAGCGCAGCATCACCAACCACATGGAACTTGTCTGCGGGAGCGTTTGTGCCGATCCCGACGTTTCCGTCTTTATCAATCCGCATCCTTTCGGTGGTATCGTCGTGGAATATGGTGACGCCATCAGTGGCCGCGTTCTGTATTATAAGCTCGTTGCCTGAGTCCTTGTGAACGATAGACGAAAAAGACACATCAGATTGTATACGAAGCTCGACTTCTCCTGATGCTCCATAAACATGAAGGTTTTTCGCTGGACTAGCCGTCCCAACACCCAGGTTGCCGCTGTCATCAACATACACTGTGCTAGCCTGTATGGTCTTACCGCCTGTACCGGAATAGCGGGCAATAGCATTATCAGTAGATGACGATGGTCCTACTACATCTCCGCCGAGACCTACAATCCGGGTCCACCGGCCTGCGGATGGGGAGTCGGCAGGAACTGCTACGTCAGGCTCGTTAGAAACCGCCGTGCTTTGCTCGTCAAAGCGATAAGAGTATCCCTGGTCTTCTACCAGCCGGATTTGTTTATCGCTTCTGTCACCCGTGCCCAGGGCCTTTAAAGCCGTAAGGTCTTGTACGGCTGTCTGCCAATCACCAGAACCTACACCCGCCGCTGAACCAACGACGCCAGAAATACGGACTACACCCATGATACTCTCCTACTCTACGAACGCGCCGTAGCTGTGAACGCTTACAATCATCTCACTCAGTGAGTCATTCTTTATCTTATAGAAACGGTGGGGTGGGCCAAGGACCATCTCTTCGACGAAGACATTGGTGCCATCGTCTTTGGCGATCTCCCACCAGTTCGTACCATCCGGAGAACCGTAAACAATAAACGTATCCGTCGTTGCTGTCGCAGTCATGTAGACGCGATGGAACATTCCTCGCGGGTTGTACCCGAGATTAGTCTCCGTCAGTGCCAGCTCCGCGCCGCCGGCCAGACTCATTCCTGTTTTTATGTGGCTTCGACGTTGAACCTGTAGGCCCTTTGCCGTTGCTGCCTTTAGGTTTACTACTGCTGATGCCATCCGACACACTCCTGGCTATGATGGATTCCACTTGTGCCTGGAGGCTTTGAACGGCGACCTTGAGATCGTCATTCTCTGCCTTCAGACGGGCCAACATCTCTCCACTCTCCTCGAGTCGAACTGCCATGTATACCAATAGCTTGCGGGTGCTTCGGTGATGACCAAAATGCTTAACGCTTAGACGTGATAACTCAGCCACTCCGTAGGTGTCCAATACTGGGTGACGCTGTCGTAGTAGGGTCATGTTATCTCCGCTCTATAGTTGTGCTCAGAATACTATTACACACAAAATCCAGATTCGGCAATGGCTACATAATTTTAATCTAGCGGCTCTCTCCCGTACAGGCCGTCAATTTGCTGTAGCAGTGGCTCGTCGTAGGGGTATAACACATCGGTCCCCTCACTTGCCGGTGGCTTATCCAGCTCCATGCCTTTATTTTTGTTAGCTTTTTTCATCTGCTCATCGTGGATCTTAATACCCTCCTTGTACGCCTCAGACCAGTAGTAATCATACCAGGCCCTGAGAACATCGTGGGTCTCTTTGCCGGCAAACTTATACCTTATCATCTTCTCCACTCTCTCCGGCACATGGTACTCTCGGAGGTACTCCGACATATTTTCCTTCAGCTGATCTTCCACCAAGGCAAAGATATAGGGCGCGTTGCGCATGATGCCCTGTCTTTGGATCCACTGGGATGTGGCCATGGCCGCCCTCAAGGCGTCTGTCCTTGCCTGGTTTTTCACCTCAACCTGCTCCGCGTCGGAGGTAGACATCTTCTTTGTTCTTCTTGCCTGGGCCTGGCCAACAGGATCTGCCTCCACCCTTCGGGCCGCAGCCAAAAGGGCCTCGTTTAACCTTTCGAGCCGCGCCTTGTTAGCTTCAGGGTCGGGGTGCAGCAAGGACGTACCCAAAAGGCTTCGGGTCACCTTTTCTGCCGTCTTCCCCCAGGGGTCACGCTTAAGGGACTCAATCATCCGCCCACCAGTCTGACCCTGCACGATGGCATCCATCACCCCATCAAACCCGAGCTCGTTGTCTCCGGAGTAGCGAATAAGGTTGTTGGCTGTGTTGAGGGCAGAGCTGTAGAGATTGTAGGTGTAGCCCCCGGTAATGTTCTGGTCGATCAGCTGTCCAATCGCTAGAGCGTGCTTGTTTGTCCATGAGAGCGGGTCATCCGAGTAGAACGGGACGCCGCCACCGTAAATCGTTTTGGCTACCTCCCACGGTATTTGTAGCGCGGGATTGTTCAGGAAGGCCCGCTGCTCTGCGTATGGGCCAAATATGTTAGCTGCACTTCCGTCGAGCCAGCCCATTGACGTGAGGTGCGCAGACCGCGCCTTCTCCCACGGCAGCATCATCCAGGCCATCAGGTTATCTGGGTCTTCCATCATGTCGGCTGTGTAGTGATCGTGAACCATCATAAGGGCTCGAGCTCGCAGTGGGTGTCTTTTTATAAACCGTCCGAATATGCCCGCAGACCTTGTAAGCCATACACCGAACGGGGCAAACACCGTGTATGCCCTCTCTACCGGCTTGATGTTTTGGTAGCTGACATATGTCTCCCCAACCTTTTTCTTGTTCTCGAACCCGTCTCGGACGCCCTTGTCCCAGAGCTTTCCGGACAGGGCGAACTTAAACCCATCGTCAGTTTTGGTGAAAGCCTTGGCTGCACGGGCTGTTACCTTGTCTGTGCCAATGCGGGCGTTTTTATCAAAGAGCTCGGTTATCCATCGTGTCCCGTAGTTTACGATGTCTCTTGCGCTGAAGCCCTTGGGTGCCTCTGCGTATGGGTCTGTCAAGTATTCAATCACTTCTTTGGGTATGTCCTTGATGTGGACGTTTCCGTCTAGTATCGACTCCAGGCTGGCGTCTCTTGGCAGTAGCTCCTTTGTCAGCGACACCGCGATTGCCTTAAGTCTCTGGGCCTTCCCCTTTGGGCTTTTAGCGTGCTCCACGAGGCCTTCAATAATCTTCCTTGTCATCTCAGGCGACTGCCCCTCTACCGCAGGGAACATCTCTGCGACTTGGTCAACAGTCATAGTTGACGGCATCAGGTCCATTACGAGCTCAACCTCGCCAGCGGCAAGCGCCTCAGCAAGCCTCACTGCGTGGTCAGCCGTCATGTTGACCTCGCCGCTCAAGACCTTGCTCATCTTGGATCTGTTGAAGGCGGCGTTAATAATCCTTTGGTGGCGAGCGCCGGCAACGCTGGGTATCTCTCCGAGGCCGGCCTCCCGCATAACTCCGTGCTGTACGATGCTGTGCTCGACAACCATCATGTGGAACGCATTGCTGGGGTCTGGGCCGTTCTCGATAAAGTCATCGTACTCTGCGAAGTACCTCCAGAAGCTGGGGTCAGCAGCATATTCGGGGTAGTGCATCCATAGCTGCACAACATTCGTTATGACGTTTCGCGCAATTGGGCCAGCAGCGCCCCTCATGAGTTTGTTCACCTTGAACACGGACTGCATTCTCGGGATAAACCCTTTGCCACCGCGAAGCCAGTCACCAACCTGTGCCCCTCTGCGTAAGGCTATCCCCAGGGCTGCGTCAACAAGCTTTGGTGCAAGCATCGCTGCGTTGTATCTGCGGCTTCTTCGGCTCGACCAGAGGTGGAACTTTATGTCTGCCTCGAGTCCAAGCACCTCTGCCTGGGCGCGTCTAATAAACCACTGCTCTCCGACTTTGTCTCGCAGGTACTGCTTGATTGGGGCCTCCGAAAGCCCGGCCTCGGCCATCTCGGCTTCAGCTCTGGCAAGGTCGTGGCTCCACTGGTTGAACTCCTCTGTGTACTGGCTTGTTTTTTCAAACCACTCAACATACGCCTTGGTGTCGTCTACGGTTGGTAGGGTTGGCGCTTCGGGGCGTCTGTCCATGATCTTTTGTATTTTCGTCTCAGCCGCGTCTTTGGAGATGGTTCTGCCGATAAGCTTATCTCCGTCGAGTGGTATAAAGTCTTCGCCGGGGGAGATCCATTCAGTGACCATCTTGCGATTAGGTCCTGTGCCAACGATACGTCGGGTCTTTTCGCCTGCCTGGATCATACCATCTAGCCTAAGCTGGTGGATTGTAGCGTCCAGGGCCATTGAGTATTTTGCCTGTATTACAGAGTGAACATTTGCCTCGAATGGGGTTAGTGCCATGAGCGGCAGGCCGGCAGTCTGGGAGAGCGTGAGGATCTCTTTCATTGTCATGCCGGCGGTGTACCGCTTTTTCATAATACTTTTGGTCCTGTCGCCACCTGTCCTTCTCATGACCTCGATCAGGTCAGTCATGGCAGCCTCCTTTTGGAAAAGCGACTGGAACTTCAGGGAATAGTGCGTCATAGCGTTTCTGAACACTGCATCCGTATCGTAAACACCGATATGGATAAGGTCTGAAAGCGCGGAGCCAAGCATAGCGTGCGTGTTGTTGTATAGGCTGGTTGCTACCTCTCCGATAGCGGCATACTCCTCGGGCAGGAACTGCTTAAAGTCCATTAGATCCTGTAGCGGCCCGGTCCTGATCGCAGTCCTGTCAAACAGCGCCCTGGCGAAGGCGGTCTCGTAGAACTTGGCGGATATGTCCATGTTAAGCAAAGAGCCAAGCACACCGAACTCATTCAGCAGAGGAGCTCCGCCGGGGCCAATGTCTACAAAACCAGCCCGCTCCCAGGCCTCGACCATCTCCGTCGCACCGCTTGGCATCTTTTTCCCGCCCAACGCAATTGGTGGAACATGGCCGGTTCTCATGAGGTATGTGAGTCCTGTCGCCTCCATTTGCGAAAGGCTTCTAAAGGCGTCGGTAACAGCGGCGGTCGGGTTCTTGGCGTATCGCTCCTGGCGCATCTTGGTCTGTTTTTCGGCAGCCTTGGCGTTGAACTCCCCGTAGTTTGTTTTGTCTTTGCGGCCCTGCTCCCACAGGTTGGCTCCTAAAACCTGCCCCTGGTAAAGCTGGTCGATCATCTTGCGTATACGGGGTACATTCTCTGCGGAGCTGTACATCATTTCGCCAAGGGGGTGGCTTCTCAGGTCGTAGCCGGTTAGGTCTGGAGCAACGGCCTCCATGATGGCCTTGCGTGTCGGCTTCGCTTTCACCAGCAGGGCTGGGTGGGTCGCGGGTAGGTGGTTCTCGGCCTTGAATCCGACCTTGTACACTCGAAGCTTTTCCTTTTGCACTGCCTCAATCAAATCGTTCCGGCCAATGAGAGCCTTGGCGTCGATAATAACCCGACGCTTTTCACCCTTTGCAAGCTTTGCGCGAGCGTGAATCATTTCAGGCGTTATGCTTGCCAGGTCAGCGTCCGCTGGCGGGAACAGATCGGTTGTCCCTTTCTTCCCAAGAGTGCCGCCCACCATCTTCTGGATCGACTGGAGGGACTTCACTTTTTCGGAGAACGCCAGCCGGAGGTCCTTCGCGGTGACAATGCTGCCGTCCTCTTTGTAGAGCAGGTAGTGCGAGTCAGCCTCCCTTACTGTGACCAGCCTTGGCTTTTTCAGGTCCACATCGGCCACGTTTCGCACAGAGTTTACTGTTTCCCGTATGACAGACCCTGGGATTAAGTCTCTAGCGTACTCAGCACGAACAATGTTGGAATACGCAGCGGTCCCATCAATGCGAAGGTTCTCAAGCACCTTGCTCAACGATAAGACCTCCGAGCTGTAACCTGGCCTGGGAAAGCCTGTTTGGCCGGCCCCTATTTCGACCTCATAAGCTTGAACGGCTCGCGCAGCCACCTTGGGCTTCTCGCCCAGTTTAAACGGGGTCTCTACCGGGGTAACAAACCGCGAGTCATCCATAGTGGCGGTTATGTCGGAGAAATTCCGTAGGGTGCTGATTATATCTCCTCGATCCATTACCTCCAGGTTCCGACTGACAAGCTCTGGGGTGCCATCAACGAATATCTTCATGGCTCTTGGGGTTAGGCGGTAGACGCCGTTGCCAACCTCCTCCAGTATGCCGAGGTCAAGGAGGTCAACCTCTACTATATCGCTCGTTCTCCACACGCGCTCTGTGGAGGTCTCACCAGCGAGCCTTTCTGCGGTTGGCTTTGCCTGGCCTGGTGGCCGGTATAGTGGTTTTGAGTATAGCTCTAGTTGGCTGGGGGCAGCGCCGTGCTCCTCTCGGAGAGCCCGCATCTTGCCTTCAAGCTCAGACAGAGGCCATTTCTCTTCTCTGGCCTTCATCTGAAGGTTGAACTCAAGCAGCTTGAGCTCGGTATTGATTTCGACGTGAGCTCTTAGGAGTGGGAACACAATGGCGTTCTCTCCGCCGGGGAGAACACTTGCAAGCGACGTGTCGGTGAGCGCCATCGTGCGCACAAGTCGCAGGGCCTGGGCGGCTGCCTGGTCGTCCATGAGGGCGATGTAGTCCCCCTTCATCACTGTTCCCTTCTCTCCGAGATCAAACAACTGGACACTGTGTCGCTCTAAGCCGCCGGCCACGAATGTGTCGTGGGTCTGCATCTGCTCACCCACAAAGCTTAGTATGTCGGTGGCGTCGGTCTTTTTTTCTGCGAGGAACTTCCTGAACGGCTCAGTGAGCGCATATCCCTTCGCTTTGTCCACATACCTTTCTGAGAATTTGACATCTTTTCTCTTTAGTAGTTTTCCGGGCAGGTCTACGGGGCGCAGTACGTTTAAACCCTCTAGGTTTAGTCTGACGTACTCGTTCCCGCTGACTCCGCCGTGGTCCTTTACGATGACGTAGAAGTCATCTGCGTGCAGGAACATATCGCCGGTTGCGGCTGTCTCTATTACCTGAGCGAGCGACAGGCCACCATCAGACGCTTTGTTGATCACGGACTCGATTGCCATGGCTGTCTCTGCAATGTCAACCTCAACGAGGCGTGGCTTCCCCTTCGGCTTCCTTGTTTTTGGGTCTCTTGTTATGATGTTTATTTGATGCCTGCCCTCTTTCCCAACAATCTTGGGTGCATAGTTCTCCCAACTTCGTTCGAGCAGCTCTACGGTTGTTATGGGGCGAATGCCGCCACCCCGCCCTTGCAGTCCGCCAATGCCGAGCTGTGCCGCTGCCATATCTATGGCCCGGTGGCTACGCGAAGCGTTTTCTACTTCAAGGACCCGTATGCCGCCCTCGTGTGACTGTATTAGCTTGGTAATAACTGGCCCGCCCCGCTCACTCTCATGCACGAACTGGCGCAAAATAAGACCGGACTCGTCCCCGTATGTGATGGCCCGGTCAAGCTTCTCAGCGAACCCGTCCGCAGCCTTTGGGGCCTTAGCTCGGACCTCTGGCAGAATATCAGCACCCTTTGAGGTCACATCAATAACGGTGCGGCTCTCCGGTATGCTGGTTTGACGCAGATCTTCAAGACCCTTGGCTGCCGGGCGTGGAGCAGCCGGAGTAATGTCAATAATCTCCGGAGCCCGCGCTTTCTCCCTTTCCAAAATACGACCAGGGCGATCTGGCCTTGCAGGCATTATCTCAACCTCCCCCCACTTACCATCAGCCCTTCTCCCAAACCCCCTTGCATTCAGACCACTAAGCGCCTTGCCGGCACCATGAAGAACCAGAAAATCGAGCAGCATCCCTGCATTATCATACTCAATACCATACTTTACCTTGGCTACAGGACTGATCAAGTACTCCGAGAAGTGATGTGCCATAGCCTCCGGAAACTCCACCAAGGCCCTCAGCTTGCCCGCTAAGGCACCGGAACCCTCTTTCCGTATAGCCTTCCCTATCCGGTACATCTTGCTCGCACCACGAGGGGTTACCCGCCGCCGCAGGTAGCGCTGCGCATCCCTCCCTGTAATCAGAACCCTCCCGCGCTCGTCCGTCTGAATACCAACATCAAGCCCCTCGTCTGGGTCATCTGCAAACGCCCATGTTGAAAGCTCTAGCCCTCCGCCGACGAGAAGGTGTGGGGTGTCTTCAATTACAATCTCGGCACCGCTCAAAACGAGATGCACCGCGCCGTGAAATACATCGGTGGCCGAATTGAATTGGTCGAGAGCGAACTCCTTCCAGGTTCTGTCTGCATACAACTTAGAGTGCGCATCGCCCACCGCCTCGGCCACGTCTAGGTAATGCTGGCCCGACGCCACTTTGCGTGCAGCCAGGGCTTGCGCCAAATTAAGCCCGGTTGTGTCTATGTCTTTCCCGAGCCTTGTCATGTTCCTGAACAGCGAGGTCGCCACATCCATAGACGTTGCCGCGCCTTTTGATGTTGATCTGCTTCCGTCATTGGCTATGGTGGACGCTACCGCCAGGGCCGACACCACGGCCTCTCTCTGGACCGGGGTGCTTTTTTGTATCCTAAACAACCTGCTCCGGAGCGCTTTGTCTGTTGCGTGCCTATTGTACGGAAGCCTGGCCCAGTAGTTTTCCAGGGTCACGAGGGAGTGGTATGCAGGGTTAATCAGCCTGTCTATATTGCGGATACCAAACAGATCGACAGCGTCTTGGAACACCTTGTTGTCTTCTGGTAAATCGCTCACCTCTCCATACATTTTATCGCTAATAGGCCAGATGCGACGACCCCTGCTGTCTACCCAGCGCTCTTCTTCTGGCAGCCTGATCCAAACGGACCAGGGGACAGCCACACTGGCGTAAAGCAGGTCTGCCATGTTGTCGGCACCCGCGCTGGACGGTGCCAGCGTAGCTGGTATGCCGTAACGCTTCTCGACCGGCAACAGGGTATCTACAAGCATTTTCTTGGCTTGTGCCTGGTACTTAGGCAGATCCGCCATCCAGATGGCCTCTATCTCCTCTATCGGTACGACATCCTCTCCCCCACGCATGTCGGTGATGATCTTCTGCAGAACCTTTAGGCCCTCGTCTGTGGGCAAGTTTCCCCTGATCCAAAGCTCCTGCGCCTTCCTGAACAGAGCAGCCTTCTTCTTATCTTCCGGCGCACCGGGGTCACCAAAGGAGGCTTCAGTCAAGTCATATCCGGCCACAAAGAAAGCCATTGCGTAGTGCCACGGTGGAAGGTCGGGCGACAGAACAAATGGGTGCATCTCCAGATCAACAGCTTCAGGATCTATCCCGGCACCAGCCGCCTGCCCCTTCCAAGCATTAACATAACCCTCTTGGTTAATCGGGTTGACTGACCTTAACAGGGCCTCCACCTTACCTTTAAGCTCGTCCTTCAAAAGCCCCAGGTAGCCTTCTTGTGTGTGCTCGTCCTCCGCTGCCGGGGCTGGGTTGGCAGGGAGGCCTAAAGACGTGCCTGTCATGGTCCCTGGGTCGATCACATGAAGGATGCCCTTCCGGTAACCAGCATCCATAAGCTTTGCGTATGGCAGCAGCTTATTTGCTGACAGCATATACTTTAGGTCTTGCTTTTTGAGCCTGCTTTCCGTTGTAGCGTACTGGTAGACGAGCTTGTTCTCCTCGTCCTCGCTGTCTTTGGCGTTGTCGCCCCAGTCCTCTATTATGAAATAGTCGTTGTCCTTGCCGGGTATAAGCCTGACTCGCACGGGAAGGTCGCTGCCCTTCAGGGTCATAACAACTCTTCCACCTTCCGCCAGCCGACGAGCGCCGATCTTTCCGAAACCAAAAAGGCTAGTGGCCTCCTCGAGCACGGGCGATCCGTCAGGACTGTTTCGTAGTCCCCTAGATGGGTCGCCAGGGAACGCGATGGTCCCACCTTCCATTACATAGCGGCTATGTTTGGGGTCAGAGGTGCCATCGGCATACTTCCCAGGTGTAGCCATTACCTCTCGGATCTGATCCACCGTGATGGTTGACTTGGCTTTTGGTGCCACCAAGCCAAAGGATCCGTTTGGGTTGATCTGAAACTTCAGCTTGTCCGGGGAGGTGGTGCCCCACAGGTCAAAGTATTGGGTAGGGGACTCGAGGAGCACCTGCTTGGCAACCGGCCTTAGACGCCCTTCAAGGTCTTTGGCAAGGGCTTCTCTTTCCTTTTCAAACCCCTTCAGCAGCTTGTCGCGCTCCTGCTCGACGAAGGGCCTGTTGTCTAGGTTTTCAGATATCGTCCTTAGCCTGGCGGCCCGCTTGTCCCTCTTGGCATACTCGTCCTGGGTTAGCCGCTCCTGACCCTTCTTATCGCCAGCCTCGCCAAGCTCGAACATCTTAGACATATAGGGCTCCTCTCGCCCTTTGTCGAACTCTGACAGCCAATGCTGGACAAACTCTTCACCCTTGCGCGGTGCCAGGCGAGAGACTAGATCTCTATGCCCGCTCCTGGCCTGCTTGATGAGCTCGCGCTTCTGTCTTTCGGTCAGATCTGTTCTGGCTCGTATATCATTTATCTCCACCTCAAGGTCCGTATCGGCAAAGGCCAGCGCCTTGCGGTAGTCATCTAGCTCGCCAACGAGGGCCTCGTCTTCTGGGGGCACGAGATGGGCTTGAACTCGGGCTGCGAAATCTACAACCGCGTCCAGTGCTGGAGATCCAGTTTCTCTGGAGACACTGTCTTGAATAAAGCTCTTTAGCTGGCTGACCCTCGCTTCGACCTCTTTCTTCTTTTGGCGCTCTAGGGCCACCCTGTCCGTTACCCGCTCCTTGAATGGGTCGCGGGCCTTTTTTCGTGGCCGCTCGACCATGGGCTCTTCAAAATACGGAAAGTCAGGGTCCATGAGGCCTGTCGCATGGGCTGGCGGTGCAGGGGGTGGTGCGCCGACAGTCTGAGCTGGTGGCTCCCTGTAGCCGGAGAAAAGCTGCTCATAGTCTGGCTCCGCTGCCAAGGCACGGAGGTTCTGCCGGGCGGCTGCTGCTTCCTGGCTGGCATCACCAAGCTCGAACATCTTAGACATATAGGGCTCTGTTGCGGTCTCGGGCTGGCTGACACCAGCAAGTCCTGGCTCCGACATTGGTCCGTAGAGGTGCGGAGCTCTGAGTCGTTCCATTACGTCCGGGTCCGCACCGCCAGGCACGAGCGGCTTTGGAGTCTTGCCTTGGATGAAGTCGGAGGTCGGCAGCCCTTCGATGCCACTCTTTCCTGGTCCGGTAACCATAACCTATCGCTTCCTTCGCCGTTTGCGCATGAAGCGACTACGCCAATTGCTGAGAATAGCCTGGCGGATTGAGCCAGCGTCTTTTTGTGAGGCCTGCTTCATGACATCCAGGTAGGAGGTTTTCATCTGGCCGGCGAGGAGGTCGAGGAGGTTCTTCTCCCCCCTTTCGCTGTCTGCAGCCCAGTACAGAGCGCCGGGTTCGGTGAAGCTGTGTGGGGCGTCAGAGATCTCCCCTGCTGCATAGCGAACCAGATTGTGCATGTCCTTCATACTAATAACCCGCCTGCCGTAAGGCTTATCAACACCAAGCGCTCTTATTCTCTGCATCTCGCTTGAGTTCGGGTTCAAAATACGCACCCCGTGCTGCGCTAGCCTCTCGCCAAGCGCATCGTTTATGCTTACAAACTCAGCGGGCTTGAGCTTATCGGTGAATTCAACCAAGGTCCCGTCTGGTTTTTTCCAGTGCTTTTTGTTGCCCTTGATTACCACGACAGGCTCTGACAGATTGGCGGCTGTTTTTTTCCACACCTCCTCCAATACCCGCTCCCTCGTCTTTTCGGGCATATTCGGGAGCCCGCTAAAAGTTATCCCCTCTGCCTCAAGCTTTGACCGTAGCGCCTTAACCCACATTTCGTTGACGCGGGCGTTTTGAAGGTCTGTAAGGTCATCAAACAAGGCCCTGTCCGCTTCTAGTATCTTTAACTGCTGGCCAAGCGGGACGACCTTTCTCTTGGCTCGCTCTGCCTGGGCAACACCAGACTCAAGCCTCTGGGCCGCGTCGATGGCTGCTCTCGCCTTCCCCAGGTACATCCTATATTGCCTGTCTTCATCTTTCCACCTATGTTGCACGCTCTTTTTAAGCTCCGCAGCGACGAGCGAATACCCCTCGTTGGTGTCGTTGTGCTTGGCCAGCGATGCAGCCTCAAACTCTTCCGGGGTGTTTGCGTCCGCCATCAGGGCGGTCAGCTTGGGTGATTGGGAGGTAAGGCTCGGGTTTGTTGCTTTCAGACTGCTCTTGGTCTTGCCGCTCGGTGTGACCGGAGCAGCAGCGCTTTGGGCCTGCGAAGCTGGAAGTGATGGTCCGCCAGGGGAAGCCGCGAGGCCTTGCTTGGCTCGCTCCCACTTCTCTGGAACCAGCCGGGCCTCGAAGTGCTGCTCAATATCCCCACCACCAAGCTCTTTAAAGCGGCGCTTGAGGATCGACGCAACACTAATAGAAATACGCCTCTTCTCTCTGGTTATCCGGTCCCGAATGCGGCGGAGCTCGTCCAGGTGCCGCTTCGGTATCTTATCTACCGTGCCATACTGTTTTTTGATCTCTCGAGCCCTCGCATCACCAAAAGAGGCGATGTCATCCATCCGCTGGGTTGCATCTGCAATCCTTTGCCTCAACTCAACCTGCTGCTCCGTACTAACCGCACTCTTGAGGGCGGCGTTCAGAGCGTTTATCTCAGAAGCCGCACCAGTTCTTTTCGCTGTAGCTGTAGCCCCTACAGCATACTCTGTGCCGTGCTGTCTCTTTTCTTTTTTTCCGAGAGCCTTCTGCAGCTCATCAGAAGCGCCAAAGGCCGCACCGTACTTCATGTTCTCAACCCAGGCATCCAAAGTATGCTGAATGCTCGCCTTGCGTGCCTTCTCAGTCTCATGCGCCTGCGTCCTGGCCTGGTCGCGTATCTTAACGTCAGCCTCCAACTCGCGCATAGCCCGGTCGTGGATCTCTGCTTGACCCCTCATCGCCATCTCGTGAGCTTGCTTGTCTTCCTGTAGCGGGTCGTGAAACAGAGCCCGCTGAAGATAGCTTTGCGCAGCCACGCCGCCTGCCTGAAGAAGCAGGTTCTCCAGCTTCTCACTAAATGTCTGCCCTTTCGGTTTGGTCGGTGGCGCACTAGGTCTTGGTCTTGGTTTAATAGCCATCGCTGCTCGCTCCCGGTTGTTCTAGTCTGCCATTATTCCTGTAGCCAGCTGCTGGAAGTAGAGCAGGGCTGCCTGCAGGTTGTCCGTGTCTCGGTAGAACTCCATAGCCAGCTGTTGTGCCTGGGCAAGGTCCACGTAATCGCTATCGTTGTGCAGCTCGTCAGCAGCCAGCATGTTCTGCAATGCCAGGTCGAAAGCCTCGTAGAAGTTTTCTGCAGCCTGTTGGTCTAGGCCCATTGCGTCGATCTGTTTCTGCACAAACGTATCGGCAAGCGTGGCTGCTTTTATGACCTTGTCGGTGCGCTGCTGTGCTAGGTTGGCCTCAATGGTAGCCATTCCAGTGGCAATGCTAGCCTCAACTGGCTGTGTTTGATAGCCCGCACCACGGCCAACGAGTCCGCGACCCGCTGCACCATACCGTATCTTCTGCAAGGCACCACCGGCCCCCTTTAGTAGCTCTGCCTGCTGGGCTGCTCTTTGGGCTTGTTCGCCCTCTGGTGTGACGAGGCCCTTCAGTGCGGCCATGAACGGCTCCTGGCCCTCTACGACCTTGGATCCGTACTGATCAAACTTAGTGCCTTTAAGGCCTTCCCCTAATGCCTTTGACTGCTTGCCGCCCACCATTCTGGTCCACTTGCCGCCAATGGAGACCCATCCGGGGCCGTAGTCCGCCGGCTCGGCGGCCCAGTGGACCTGACGGTCCATGTCAATGTTGTACTCGCCGGTATTTTTGTTATACGTTACGCCTGGCTCCCCTTCTACCGGCTCCCAAACGTCTACCTTTTTTATGCTTTTTGGTGCCTTCTCTGCCTCTGCCATCTCAAAGCCTCTCTCTTGTTATGGGATCGGTGCCATCGTGTCGCAAAGAACGGCTACACCATATGACCACTGCGCTTTAATGACAGTGTCTGCGGTGCAGCCAGCCATGTCCCAGCCCTCGAGAGACCCCACGACATAGACGCCAAGATAGTCCCCGGCAGTGATCACCTTGACAGGTGTTGCAATCGTCTGAACACAGTTGGTGTCGTAGTTTGCTGAGGTCACAAATTGAGGTGGTGCCGGCTGGTTGTCATCATTGCCAAGGTACTTCACCGACATGATCGTTGTAGGGGCCGTGGCGGACTTAGGGGAAAAGTCTTCCAGGTTAGAGGCGTGGGCGACCACAAACTGGAGCTCGCTCGACGTTGAGGAGTCCCGGTTAAAGGTAGCCGAGCCGCCGGCATCCTTAAATACTGTACCATTCACAACCGTGAGAGCTCGTATCCGAATGGCCTGCATCCAGTCGGGGATTTTCGTTACAGCAAGGCACAGCCTTGTCGTTGAGTTGGTGTCTGCCACAAAGCTGCCGTCCGTGACAGCGCCGCCACCACTGGCTGTGTACTCTTGGTAGTGGTTGAGCTCTGCGCTGAACTCGAAGACGCCAAACCGCTCGTGGAGCCCGTTGACAGCCGCGATGATATTGTCGAAGTCGGTCTTGTAGTCACTCGCCTTGCAGAGAGAGCCATCGGTGTAAGATCCTGTTCGTGTCAGTGGCCAGGTTGGCATCGTCTACCTCACATTCGTAAGCGCCAGGTTCGCAGATATCTCATTCGTCGTAGCACCCTGGTAAGAAATCACACCCGCTGAATCATCTCTACACCAGTTGGATGTTACCACACAACCATCTACGTCGTCCTCAAGATATATACATTGGTTTCCAGATGTCTGGTCATGTTCTATTTCATTGCCAATTGCAATCCCATTGTCCGATTTCACATAAATAGCGCGGGCCTGGCTTTCAATAAAATAACAGCCCTCAACACGCGCCAAGTCACCGTCCAGTGTCACCATCGCGTTCTCGCTACCCGTCAATGTCGTGCCAGTTCCGGACGAATAGCCGAATGTACCAAGCGTCGTTACAACCGTCCCAGCCGCAACCGTTATACCCCTCTGGTACGCTGCCGGGTTTGTGAACATCAGGTCACCGCTCAGTTCGAGCTCCAGCTTACAGTTAACCAGGCGAGCCCCTTTCTTGATGTTCACAATCGGACCCCACGTAGAGGCGGCCGTGTCGCCGGCTGTGTGGGTCTTCAGCAGTCTTGTTCTGTGGGGGACGCCTACGAGGGTGCAATAGTCGGGGATCGTGATGGGCTCTTTAATCACATACGTGTAAGGGCCAAGGTGAATCGCGTCACCGCCCTGCATATAGGCGCTCCACAAGAGAGCGTTTAAACCCTGTGTCCCGCTCACCTCCGGAGCAGAAAACGCCTGTGAGTTCATTTGGCGTATAGCCATAGACCGCTTTACAAACTGGCTCACGAACGCCTCCCCCTGGGCGCTGCAGCTATTACCCCGACCTGAGTGCTGTAGATCGTCGCAGGTTGCAGCGTGCTGAACTGAGCCTTGTGACTAAGGGCATGGCCACCAGACCTGCCAATGCTCGCCCTTATGATGTCCTGGGGCACGCGATGGGATGAGTCGTCGTTGCCTTCGGCGGTCTTTTGCTGGTGGTTCGTGCCGGCGACTGCAGTGCTCGACTTTCGCCAGGACGAGAACGTCCCCTGGTAGAGGTTCTGCAAGGCTGTAGAGTCGCTGTTGTTCAGCGTGTTCGTATCCCTGGTCTTCTGCCCAACAGAGAGTTCGGATATGTGCTGCCACATCTGGATGCGCATTTTGTAGTCGTTGTCAAGCGAGTCGTCCACGTTAGCGGTGTGGTTTACAACAATGTCTGCAGCAACAAAGGCGTCTGTTGTTTGCGGGTAGTGGTTTGTCTGGCCAACAATCGGAACATTCGGTTCGACCGGGTTGATGGCGTGGGCGTTAGATGAGGCGTATGCGTTTATCCACATCTGGTCACGACCGCCGGTTAGCTCAAACCGAGCCACTCCACCACGGGTCATAACATACGGGGTGGATACATTTCCGTCATATGCCCAGCCACGGACCCCCATGTCTTTCGGGAGCATCCACACGGCAGCCATGTTCTGCTGCCAGTTCCATACAAGGACCAGTCTGTTGTCATCGCCAGCGTCTGCCCCTTCGTGGGTGCAGAAAAACAGGTAGAGGTCATCCCAGACTGCTCCGACAGCTCTGTCGAGTTTGTGTTTATCAACCGCATAGGTTCTCCATGGCACCACGTCTGCGGTGTTACAGTAGCCCATCTCCGTGCCATAGTCGGCAGAGCTGCTTCCTTGGAGCTCGTCGTATGGGCCTCGAGATATCTCTACTCCACGACCAAACAGCTCATTGAACTGGTCTAGTCTGGCTAGTTGGGCATTTGGCTCCAGGTAGTGTAGCCCTTCGTTGTTTGCGAATACCACGCCATTACCAACAGCCTTCACGGAGTGTCTTGATGTTGAGCCAATGCCTCGATACACGATCTGCTTCGTGAGTCCGTTCCAGTCAGCCCCAACACCTTGCAGGAACTGCACGCTCTCATCGGTAACAACAGCGGTGCCGCCCTGGAACTCAGCCAGACCAACGACCCTATCCGAGACGGAGCTGTTAAGGCATGGCACTAGCCCGGCTATGGGCAGTGACTGTGGAATGCCTGGCTCGCTGTACCACACATCATACGGCTGCGCTTTAATGAATGTGCCTGTACTGTCGATGTCTTTTTGCAGGATAGAGATGAGCACCTGATCGGCAGGAAGGGCGGAGTCTAGCTCGTAAGCCCTGGTGTCAAACCCATACCAAATGGTCTGACCTAAGCGGTCTGTGTGAGCAAACGCGCCAATCGGGGCGTGCTTCACGTATATTGTGCTGAACGGATCTACCCTTGGGATAACCGCCTTGTTGGTATCAGAATCATCAACACGGGTCACGTCCAGCGGCGCACCCATCATCTTCATCGGCGTGCCGTCAAACAGAACGATCTCACCATCGTTGTTTATCGGCGTATCGTCAGGATGCAAGGTCTTGACAGAAACAACGCTAGAGCCACTCACCAGGCGGCCAGCTCCAACATTTTTTCCTGCAATGATAAAGCTGTCCAACACCTTGTGGATTCGCCGGTCCCAGTATCTGGCCACCGTATATGCGTGGCGTCCATGCTCTAACGAGGCTCCCAGGTCAGTCTTGCTCACGGTCTCAAAGCTGCCGGCTATGCTTGGTGGACCGTACAGCGTCTCCGTTACCGGGTGCCAGGAGTAGCCAAACTTCACATCTGTAACCCGTACTGGAGGGTCGTCAGTGGTCATGTCGGAGCTTCTGCGCAAGTACAGGCACACTAGCCTGCTATTGACTAGCTCTATGTCGATACCTTCAACGATGTCGATCTCCGCAGCCGTGTTCATCTCGGTATACGAGTTCAGCGTGGCGTCGTTGTCGGTCCCGGTGAAGGAGGGAATGTTGATGTACGTTGAGTTGGGGCTGTAGTCAGTGGGACAGATCCCGAGCTGTGTACATTTAATGCGTGGTCTTGGGGTTAGAACGCCATCTCTAGGGATAACATTCAGCAGCAGGCGAAAGCTTTCCGCCCCAGCTCCCATTGTGGGCTTCAGGGGTGCATGGTTCGGCTGGGCCATTAGTACGCCTCACGGTTCGTAAGCGCCCGTTGGGTGTGAAGCTGCATCACGTCTTCACGTTGCATTAAGAACTCTTGCCGCAGGCTCTCATCCTTAAAGGTCGCCATGAAGCCTGCGTCGTGCATTACGGCATCGTGGAGCGGCAAGAACTTCCCGTTGAGAAGGTCCGACGAGTCTGAAGATAGAGCGGTCTCACTTATATCGGTATTCACGTAGCCCTTAATCACCATGTTGAACTGCGGTGTAGGGCGGATGAGCAGTTTTGTATATGCGTCTATGACATAGGCAGAGATGCCTCCGGCTACAGCGGGGATCACCGACAAAAGGTCGTAGGCTATATTGGAGCCGGCTGTCAGCTCCTCCATGTCGTCCAGGCTGCGGATAGGCAGGCTGTGGTAGGAGGTAAGCCCGCTTCTCTTCCAGAACAGGCGCTCTATCGAGATGATAGGGTCTACCGCTGTTCCAGCAGTATCTCTCACAGTACCACCCGGCACGCTTGCCGATGTCCCTTGTATTGGAAGCTCCTCAGAGTTGGCTGTGAAGTCCCAGAGATATATCGTGGTAGCGAGCTCGGGCTGCTCAATCACCAACCGCCTGTGAATGCGGATGTTGGCCCGATTCAGGAACGAGTTCAAATCGCTGTCGCTCCAAACGCTCTGCGATTGATCGCCCAACATCTGTCTCAAGAGCGAGCGTGCGGTTCCCAAATCCATTAGCTACCTCCGCATCATTTCCCAGGCCACTTGTTCAGGGTCTCGGTTTGGTTCAATGCTAGCATTATCAACAACCATCTGCTTCGACCTTCTCAGATGGTTCTGGCCAAACGCGGTCCACATGGCCCGGCTGATGACCTGCTTTAGCAAACGAGTGTCTGCCTCTAAATAACGACCGTCAGGAGCGGTATGCCGGTAGAACGGATAACGCTTGCCGTTCCGCTCGTGCCACACTTCCCAACACTCAAACCTTGGGGACCATTTAAGCTCTAGCCGCCTATCAAGTCTTTTCAGTGCGCGGATGATATCTCTAGGCAACGCTCCAGAGAAGTACGTCGGCGGTGCAGTAAGCGGTGGTAGTTGAAATGGCTTTGGGTCTTCAATGTCAAAGGAGTACATTTTTTCTCATAAGAAAAAAGAGGGACTCCAAACTGAGCTGGAGCCCCCCTTTTTGATCACTCGAGGAGGGAGCGATGTTACAGAGCCACGATGGACTGGGTGATGTCCTTCAGACACGACACGTTCGCAGGGGAGTACGTGACGAACTGGCCGGCCCATCGGAGCCAACCGTGCCATTCATCGTAATCTCCAGCGATATGACGAAGGAACTTTCCATCCTCGCCTGCTTCACTGAGCCCTTGCAGGGTTGCATAACCCATGTCGTCAGTGTTGCAGCAGATGATGGTCTCATGGGGGCAATAAGGATCTACAAGGATATTGAGATCTCCAGCACCCATGGTTGCCTTCACTGTCGTATAGTTCTTGTTGATACCAGGCTGATGCCCAGGCTGAAGCGTTTGCTGGTTGAAGAAGGCATGGTTAGCCTCCGCAAGCGCTAAGAACTCATGGAACATACCAGACTGCATCATTGCCATGTTGGGCCGGGTGAAGAATAACTCACTCGACTCAAGAAGCAATGCGTCAAGACGCTCATAAGTAAGGGCCTGAGCCGTACCAGCAGCACCACCAGCATTGGCACCAGTGTGGATTACACTGTCCCAGTACTCGTCCGTGCCACCCGCAGACTGCCGCGTCGTCCCAAAGACGGAATTGTCTTCAAGGAAGTTTGCCAATCCCAGGAACTCGGAAGCGTAGTCAGAAAGCTCCCACGAAGTGTCGCTGAACGTAGCGCCGCCTACTCCGCCAGAACGGGTTTGCACATCCGCAAGGGTTTCCGGTGAACTGAAGTAGATTGGCGAGCCAACCGGAAAAACATCGCCCATGTTGTTTTCCAGCGTAATTGTGGCATAGCCGCTGCTGTAAGTGCTGCGGTCTACAGTTTTAATCTTGTGATGCACATACTGATCATCAGCATTTGCCAAGACATTACCAACGACCATAACGTAGTCGCCGGCCTGAAGCCACTGGCCGCCATACGGAAGATGAGCTCCGCCGCCGTCTGTCCACGGATGCTTGACCTTAATCTCCGCGCTAGCGTCCACGGATGCTTCCTGGAGAAGACCAACAATACAGGTCTTACCATAAACATCCGTTGCGCTGTCATGGAAAAGCGCCGCAGAGTGAGCAGACGCAACCTTGTCACGCGACCCACCATAAAGGTAGGTGTTGAAACGACGGGTATACTCTTGCTTGGCGTCACGAATCGAATCTTCGATCATCGACTTGATGTAGCGCTCGTGGCTACCCTTGAGACGAGCGTCCCAAAGGAAAGACATCAGCACGCGGAATACCGGGTATTCAAACTCGTGCTTGGTCCATGAGGGTGTCCCGCCTTTCGGCAAGCGCCCCATATTACCACCGACTACGGCTCGTTTCGCCTTCTTACGTGTGTAGAAAGTCGCGGTATTACCCGGACCCCAATCGATACCTGCTGATTGATCCTTAAAAAACTCGTAACTGGGGGTCTCAACTTTAATCTGCTCGAACATACGTGGGATATAATATGTCGTCAGAATGTCGTTGATCGCTGCCAGATCGAGTGAGGAATTACCCGAAAATGAAGCTGTGGCCATCTAAAATCTCCTATCCTGCTAGTGCTTTGAATGCAGCCGAGACCGCAGCCTCGAACTCGTTTTCAGACATATCACCCACGGCCTTCGAGGGTGCTGTGGGTGCTTTGGTAGCGCCAGCAGGGGCACGTCGTTGTTTGGCAGTTTCTCTCGCCGCAAACTCTTTGCCTAAACGCTCGACAATCTTGGAATAACCACGGACGACCTGACCAATTACAGCCGGATCTATGTTGTTGCTTCCAGTTCTTGCCTGTTGTTTAGCTACAGCCACCATCGCACATTCTGCTACGACCCTGGAAAAGCCCTTGGCCAGTCCGGAATCGCCTTGCAGCTCTAAGCGAGACAAAGCATCATGCACATGCGCGTTAATGCTTGTGTTGATGTTGTCTCGCGTTTTTTGAGCAGCCAGAACTTCCTTCTCTTGCTTGAGACGGGCGAGCTCCTGCTCAATATTTTGGAACTTTTTCGTGATAGAATCTTGAGATTCAAACTCTTCATCTTGTCGTAGTTGGTCGCGAGCCCGTTTAAACTCGTCCAACATCGACGCACGGTTCCCTTGCGGGGCTTCAGCTTGCGGTTGATCTCCTTGTACAGCGTCAATCTCACTCAAAAGCTGGTCTAGATCACCCAAACCATCGGGCGGTGGGGCAACCTCTCCAGCCATTTCTGGAGCAACAGCCATAGCAGCATCTGCTACCATATCTTCAACAGGAGCCGCCCCAGCCTGGGCCAGCCCTTCTTCCGGAAGTAGTTCCTGTTGTTCAGCCATTATACTCTCCTTATAGTCCAGCCAATGATGCTAGTTCCTCTTCAGCGACTTTGTCAACCCCAGGCTCTTCAACCTGGACCATTGCAGATGGCAAACCACCAGTCTCAGCCAAGGCCCCCTCAATCACCGGAGGGCCACCAGGGGTGGGGCCTGCACCGCCTTCAGCCTGGGCAGCCATAGCCTGGGCCTCTGCGGAGGCCTGCTGGACCATAGCCTTGTGCTGAGAAATGTGCTGGTCGAATCGCTGTCGAATATCAATAGCCGGTTGGTTGGTGAGGACAAATTCGATATGTTCTCGGAGGTGAGCGTCATGGTCCTCGTAAGGAAGAACCTCAATTTCCTCTGGGTCAATCATGAGGTCTGACAACTCCGCGTTCTCTGCGCGAGCATTAAGAGCCTCTGTTGAGCGGATGCCGACAGCCTCCTCAAACCCGCCAAACTCAAGCGACTTCAGCGCCTGCTCCTGCGTAATAACGCCCATCTGCAACAGGTTCAATATAGTCTCCTGCCGCAGCGGTTGGGTCCTCGGCATCATGCTGGCCACGTCCACGTCAATGTCGTTGTACACAAGATCGGCCTTGCGGATCTCCGCTATCTCCGCAGCATGGCCACGACCAATAACATTCAATATCACCGTCTCACTACCAAACTCCTGCCACAAACGAATCATCCTCTTTCCAACACGCTGCAGCATTCGGGTAGCCTGGCGCACCGTTGGTGCTAACCGGCGATTGTCGAGCTCCGCTAAGAACGCTGTAAGGCGGCCTGTTGCGTTAGACGTAGGGGCCTCACCCCTGGAGCTGTCGTTGATGCCAGAGACGTACTCCATCATACCGACAGTCGTCTCCGCAAACCCACCGACCACATGGCTCAATGGGTCCATGCGAATCGGCTGTGGAGCACCAGCCCTAGCGTTATACTCATTCAAGGCCTTCGGTCTTGTGTTGATTGGGCGCGTTAAAGCGCCTTTCGGGACCAGCCACGGAGGCATTATCTCCTGGTCGCGACGAGCTCTATACCCGTTCCAGGTCAAGCTCAAGTCACGCTGCAGCTGGATAAGTGAGGTCCCGAGACCCGCGCCGTAGTCACGGTGCGGCTCCAGCATGTATCGCATCATATAGACGGGGAACTCGCCACCCAGCAGCTTCTCGTCATATTCTACAACCTGATTGCCAGCAATGATAATCTCGAGACCTTTCGGGAAAGCATAACCAGGCTTCTGATAATACTGGAGAATGCGAACCCTGTCCGTCTCGCCAGCCTCACTGTAGTCTATGCCCTCAGACTCCGTAACAAGCTTGAGATGCCGGCGCACGGTATCGCCCTGGTCATCATCAGCCTTGTTCGGCTCAATGTTTGGGTTGTTAAAGTACAACCTAGCCTCTTCAATGTGCATCGTGGTCTCACGGATACCCCAATGCGCACGGCTCTCATCACCGACGCCCGGCTCATGGTGCCACGAGAAGATATCCACGGGCTCACACATGAACCAGCCGTTTCGGCCATAGTTCTCATCCTTGAAGTCCCCGGCCCCCACCTGGCTGTCCCAGTCAACATACACGCCAGCATAGCCGATGAGGACAGCGCGGAGCATTACTTCGTCGAGCACGTTCGGCATCTCGTTTGTTCTGTAGAACCAGTCGAGCATAGCCTGTACGCCTCTGGCAGCCTGGCGCTTCTCTGCAGTATCCCCTGCTGGCTCAACAAGCCAGACCGGGTTGTTTGATGTGATAATAGCAGCTGCAGTCCTGGCAATTGGCTGCAGCACGTTGAGAACTACCCTGTCCTCAAACCAGCGCGGCAAGGCCGTGGACTGTTGGTTTTTCGCTGTGTAGGCCCTGATTGTGTCGATGGAGTAGCCGGCATATGCCAAGAGGGCCGTGAGAGCCTCCTCCATCCGACCGGCCTTCATTTTCAGGCAGTGCTCAAGCTTGGCCTCGACCATGCTGATGAGCTTGTCCTGGGCTTCTTGTTTTTTTATATCGGCCTTTTTCGTTGCCATTTTTGACTCTGTATTTAAGGCCTTGGTGCTTGTCGTGGCGGCGAAACCATAATCTGGCTCTCAAGCCTTTCCCAGAACTTTTCGCCCCAGGCGTCCATGTCTAGCGGGTCTGGAGAAATAGCGTCAAGGAAATCTTCCTCTGACACGCCAAAGTCCTCCGCCGTCATGCCAAAGTCAAGGCTTGGTGTTGTTGGTCCAGCCACTCGCGGGTCTACTCGTGCCATCTCGCCACCCATCGGCTGCTCCGGGGTTGTCCGCCAGCCAGCCGCTGCGGTGAGGTTTCTGAGCCTCTCCTCGCCTTCGTTGGTGGCGGTCAGGTAGTTTCGCATCCTGGCGCTGGGGGTGGCCCCCCGGCCTTCCCCGCTGCGGGTAGGCAGGTCTAACAGCAAACCGCTGTCTGTCGTCATGCGGCCACTTCTTGGTGTTATTCGATTTTCTTCTACTGATCCTAAAATGTCCCTGGTTGGCGGTCCCGCCAGCTCGGCCACCCTTTCCGGCAACCTTGTGCCTCTGAGCCCACCGGGGCGAACGCCGTATCTTTTCGCGTCCATGTCGATCTGTCTCTGATCCCAGTTCTGAAGGACAGCCCGATCTCCAAGCGCGTCACCTGTTGCTTTCGGTGGGTCCATCGGGGGAGCAATGGCCTTCAGCTTATCTTCCATAGTTTTCTTTTCAAGCATCTCTTCCGCTCTTATCTGCGTCAAAAGCTTGCCCTTCAACGCCAGCTTTGCTGCCCCTATTCCACCCATAGCACCGCCATACAGCGCCCCTTCGCTGATTCGGTCTGGGTCAAGCGGCTCTCCGCTGACAGCCCCCTTTGTCGCCTCTCCAGCCGCACTGGCTGTAGCATAGCCCAAAACACTGGCGGTAATGCCGGCAACCTTCGCAGACAGCCCAAGCTCTGCCAAAACCCCACCAGCAGGGCCTGCTATGGCCGTGCCCACCAGCGGAACGGCTAAATCTATAACCAGATTGGTGAGCTTATCCCACTCATCCAGACTCTTGTTTTTTACTGGCTGGACAGCTCTCTTTTGGTTGCTGTTTATCACAGTCACATCACCGCGTAATAGTCTTCGCCGTCTTGATCGGTCCCCAGGTCTGGGCCTTTGGCATAGAGAAGCCGTTCTGTGTTTTCACGCTCCAAGACAACTTTGCGGTTTTCTTCAGCTATACGTGCCATGCCGCGCATTATGAAATAAATCGATGCGACATGACCCACAACCAATAACATTGCAAGGTAAACTAGTTCCACCATAACGCCACCTACGGTAACGGCATTTCGTAGTCATCGTCAAGCTCTGGTTCTAATTCGATCAGGTCATACGTCCCATCCGACACCACCACATGCTCGACCTCTTCCTCGAACAGCGGGTTGTGGAACTCCGGCAGCCTGACATCGCTAATCACAGAACGGTCAGGCTCACCCATAGAGACCTTTTTCCGTTCGAGCTCGCGGAACCACTCATTGTCTCTCGATGGGATGGTGGTTAAAGCCGCCGCCCGAAACAAGTCGTCCGACAATCTGAAGCCATCCTTGAGCGCCCTGCCCTTACCGGGACAACGCCAAGAGTAAGAGATGCTCTCGTCTGATGTTCTCCGAGCTATTCGCTTTACCCAACCACACTCTTTCAGCAAACGCGGATGGCGCATGATGAATGTCCCAGAGTTCAGGTCATGACGGAACATGGCCAACAATGACCGCACCGACTCCGCCGTGGGCGTGAACCCCACCCTGCGGCCCTTCGATTCACCAAACTCATCGAACGCCTCAGTCCCATACAGATTGCCGTAGCCCAACCGAATCAGGCTGTTGACGACTGCGAGACCACCACCGGCACGTTCGATATTGATTGTCGCGTTATTGTACCATCGGCCCAGAGCGTCCAGGTATAGGGCGAGTACGTCAGTTGAGACATCGTTGCGAAATCCGCAGGCCACTGTTCTGCCTGCAGTACGAACCAGGAACGCCGAGTTGTCCCCGCCCGTCCCTTCAGCTGGGTCGCAGCCAATGATGTACTCTGACTTCTCTTCGGGCTCCTCAAAGACGTGCACCCATCCATCGGAATGTTTGATAGGCACCTCTCTCTCGTCGGGCTCGGTGTCGAGGAAGCTAAGGACAGGGTCACACTCGAATGGCTTTTTGTCTGCTTCTGCAATGGACATATCCTCCAAGACAACATCGTAAACCTCATACTCATCGCTCTCCCGCTCTCGCTGCAGCCCTGCGCCGTAATCGTTGAGGAAGTCGTAAGTGCTGCTTCTGAATGCATCTTCTGCTGTGAGTGGGTATTCCCTAGAAAACTCTTCTTCTTTGCCCATCAGCCGTGTAGCGATGGTGCGCTTGCGCCAATAGATCTGACCCAGGTTTAGCTCGCCGTTTACCAGCCAGTTAAACTCCTTCTCGTCCAGGTTCCGTAGCTGCTTGAGGGCTTCTTTATCCCCCGTAGACGCCAGCTCTCCCAGCGCCCTGAGCTCCGGGTCAAGGGTCTCAGTATCGTCGTACTCCGGATGGCTGCTCCAGGGCACGAAGACACGTCTCCATTGTGACCAGGGGTCGTCTGCCTGGTCCCAGAGCTCCCAAAAGATACCATGCGGCCCCGCAGAGGTAGACTCAAGCACGCAACTGGCACCTGATACATCAGCCAAGGCGGATGTCATAGCAGGGATAATGCGGTCCCCGTTGGGCCAAAACGCCACCTCGGAGCCATGAATAAGGTCAGCCGTCATGCCACGAGCTGCCTGGCTCTGGCCGGCAGTATCAATGGACAGAACAGAGCCGTTGTTCCACTCATAGAAGGAATCCGTCCGCTCGATGGTGCGCTCCCAATCATCTCGGATGGCCGGTGTGAAGTTGTCCCACATGCGCCGATTCATGGCCATCAGTCCACGGGTCGTTCGCTCACGGTCACCGATTACCAGCGCCTGGGTGTACGGCACAAACCGACAGCGGTACATTGTCCAGGCCTGGAAAAAGGTAGAGGACCCCCATTGCCTATGCTTAAGGACCAGCAACCACAAGGCCTGGTTTTCGTTTTCCACCCTCTCGATGGTTTCGTGCAGGACGAGCTGGCCGGGGTTAAGGTCCAACTGCGTCAGGCCGCCCTTCACTTTGTACTTGGGGCGAATCCAAACCTCATTTGAGGCAAAGAAAGCAAAGTCTTCCTCGCACGCCTTTAGGTATCGCTCTCGTGCGTTCATTCCTTGCCTGATTCGCGCAGCGCCTTCTCGTAGTCTACTGGCTTCTCTTCTTCAGAGAGATCACTACCATCACCCAAAAGCTTGACAGCGCTGGCCGCCATGCTCCGAGCCGCACGCTGGCGCTGCTGGATGCCCTGGATCACACCACTGCCCACCATGAAAAGCTCCAGCGCCTTGATGTTGCCATTCACAATCCCGTGGTAGCAAGTCGCTTGCAGCACCGCATCAGCCGCCTCCTCCAGGTCGCCGTTACGGGTAGCGGCAGAAGTTCTATGATATAACTCTAAGAGCTCCTCATCCACCTGGGCTGCCGCCGACTTGCGTGTCATTACTTCTTTCGCTTCTTTTTCTTGGCTTTGGCTTTCTTTGCTGCTGCCTTGCCTGCGGTGGTATAAGGATAACTGACGACCTTGCCGCCTTTCTTTACTTTCGGCATCTGTAGCTCCTACTTCTTCTTGCTTTTATGTTTTTTAAGCTTTTCTGAGAACTTTGTCCTTAAGACATCGAACGGGTTGGCTTTGGCTCCCTGCAGCTTCCAGGTATCGTGAAACGATAGCTTGGTATGTTTCTTCTTCAGCTTGGTCGGCTTCTTCTTCAGCATCTGTAGCTCCATACAGGTGATTGGTAGATAATGCCATCAGTTGGCCGAGATGTCCACACGTCTCAGGCGCTTGGCGGTTCGGACGACGTGTTTCGCCCATCGCTTGGAGCGTTTGCCGCAGCGGGTTCCCCCGTTGTAGTGGCATACCGCCATGAGTGGATCTCTCTTTCGCTTCAGCAGTCTCTTGAGGGCTTTCAGCCCCACCCCAACATAGTCGCATTCGCCCTTTCGGGGGCAGTGGTGGTAGGGGATCACCTGAAGCACCCCACGAGCGCCGGCCTTTGAGACGGCCCGGTGGTTGAAGTGGCTCTCGTAGTAGGCCAGGGCAGCGGTGAGATGAGGGTCTACACCAGCCTCGTCGGCGCGTTGCACGAGGTCAACGCAGTGCGTCATGCGCTCACCGAGCTCATATTTATTGAAGTCATGTCCTCCGAGGAGGAGGATGCAGATTAGAACGGCGTCCATTAGTTATGCATTGTCTTTGAGCCGTGGCCGTACGCGAAGGACAGCTCGTAGCTCAACATTTCGATTACGCTATTGGCTAGCTGCAGATCCGCCCTGGACCGGTGGATTTCCTCTATCAGGTAGAAGATATCGTCTTGTCCTTCTTTAGAAATATGGGGCGATTGTACAGTCCATCGCATTTCCAATAGCTTCAGCTTGTCGCCTTTTTTCGACAAAGCCGATTTTGATTTCAACCCGAGGACCCGTTCCCGTAATTTCTTCATAGTATTTCTCCACCTTCAATGAGGTGACTGTGCAGTCGTCGCGAAAAAACATGGTCTGCAAGGAGTCCAAGACGCTCTTGCCCACATTATCACAATCCGGTTTTTTATCCATCGGCAGCAGGCCGGGTCTTTCCTTGGCATCCACCTTCCGGCGCAACCGCTTCGGCCTCGGGAACACCGCCACGACCTCTACCCACAGGGGGCCATCCATAGGCTGGGCGGGTTTATATTGGCTGGAGAACAGGGCGAACTGTGCTTCCCAGTGGACTTGCTTCTGCGGCGTGTAGGCACGACCGTTAGCCGTTCTGTGACGTGCCTTGCCTTTGGGGACTATCGGCACCGAAAATGTAATCATCTGGTATCTCTCCTGCGTTTACGCGGTCTATAATCTCACCCACTACACCATAAGGGTCGCTCGCACAACGAAACGGCTCGTAGTCTTTCAAGAGCCCTGTGACGTACACGAGAGCAAAGGCCGCGACCTTGTCTACTAGATCTATCCACTTGGCTGCCTCTTTCTTGGTCCACCAGTAGAAAGCGAACTCTTTGGTTGTGCCACCAGCCCAGCCCTCGCCCCGAGCCCGCAAGGCTACTTCTCTAGCCAAGACACGAGCCAAGGTCCAGCGCCGGGCCTGGTCAAAGGTCATCATGTCCGGAGCCGATCCGCTTATTTCTGCGCCGCAGGGGCACGGCAGGCCCAGGCCACCACCAATAATCTTAAAGCCATGCTCATCTTCTAGCCGCTCATCAAGCGTCCAACCCACATTATTGCAGGTCTTGCACGGTCGCTGCTTTGCCACAGAATAAGCGCGAAGGTATTTCTTCAGCTCCGCCGGGGTGGGGAACTGGGAGGCGTTATCAATCATCTCCGTGACGGCTCGTTCCACCACCAGATCGTCGTAGTCTCGGGCGAACTCTACATAGTTGCTAATTGCCGACTCCGTCATGCGGCGGTTGTATGCTCTGAATAGTTTAGCGATGTGGTCGTATAGCATCGGTCATCCCTCCTATCACGTAGCGCAGTAGCCGCTCGTGCATGACTCGTTACAGAATAGATCTAGTTGTACCTGGTTGGGGTCGCCTAAGCTTATTATTCTCATTTCAATTCTCCTTTTGTGGCGCGTGGTTTCCCGAGTCGCTGGGACAGAACGCCCCACGCCATTGCTGCCACCGCTGGGACCTGTCCGTTTCCGACACATCGAAGTCGGTCCACCCGAGCGGCCACCCCATCAGCCACTCGACCCACGTTGGGTTCAGACTCCCACCAGCCGGGATCACGCCCATTGCCGGGTCGGTTAGCTGGCCGCGCCTCTGCCCCTTTCTGGAGCTGCCTTTGTAGTCTGTCGCCGCTGGTGTAGGCCATAGATTCACAGCCACAGCTAGGCTCATGCCGCGCCGGCATGCGAGTTGGGTCGGGGATGGCTTTGTTTGACGGTTCTCGTTCGGGCTCGCACGCGGGGTAGGCCACTTGTCCCGCTTGTTGTCGTTGGGCGCACACCCAGATTCGATCTCGCTTATGAGGCGCGTCGGCATGGTGCGCTCCAAGCACTCCCCACTCCGCATCGTACCCCATCTCGGCCAGGTCTCCGAGTACCTCTCCGAGCCCCCGAGAAGTGAGAACTGGCGAGTTTTCCACGAAGACGTATCGGGGTCGAACTTCGTAAATGACCCTAGCAAACTCCACCCAGAGCCCGCTTCGGGAACCACTAATCCCCGCCCCTCCTCCAGCCGCGCTGATGTCCTGGCACGGAAACCCGCCCGATACAACGTCAACAACTCCTCGCCACGGCTTTCCGTTAAATGTCCTAACGTCATCCCAGACCGGAAACGGCTCCAAGCACCCGTCGTTTTGACGGGCGACAAGTATGCTTGCGGCATAGGCGTCGTTTTCGACTGCGCAGACGGTTCGCCACCCAAGGAGCTGACCACCGAGTATTCCTCCACCAGCACCCGCGAATAAAGCCAACTCATTCATTTCCCCTCCCCCTCCACTCACAAGACCCACCACACTTCTCACAAGGCCCATCGGATGACTGCTCATGTTCACACTCAAAACAGGTCCTTCGGCGCAATAGCCGCAGAGCCTCCTCCTGGTCCTCGATACGGCTACCACCGCTGGGTGTATAACCAACCCATCTGCCCTTTATCTCAATCTTCTTCTTCGCCATTACTGCCTCCTCAAGCCTTGCCAGTATTGTGTCGCGTACTTCTCCAGCTCATCCCCCATCCACTCGCAGCCTTCGGCTACCAGTATCTGTCGGACCTGTCCGCCTATCTCCGCGAAGCCGGCCTTGGGAGACTTGCCCTCATGGTGACAGCTCATCAGGTACGTGCGGATTCTTTCAATCGCGGTCTCTCGGATCTTCGCATACCTCTCACGGGCCGCTCGAGTATCCGACAGGTTGATAGTCTCCGGCGGGTCGTACTCCCCATTCAAAAGCTTATCCAGCTTGTCCGGCCTCGTGAACTGGTCCAGGTTAAAACCCTTGGGCCACCACACCGCCTTGCCCATCGGGATGTCACACTGGGCCGCACGCTTAAACACCCCCCTCCACCACTCCAGGTCCGGATGTTCACGCCAACGAGTCCTGAGCTGAAGGTAGCGACGAGAGCTGGGGGAGATCTGATTTACCCGATCACGACCCTTCCTCCCCGCAAATTCAACATTGTACAGATCAACAAGGGCCACAACAGGAAAAACGCCGCTAACACCGTTTCCACCATGTCTAATAATTTCACCATCGTCACACTGCTCCGGAGAACCACCCATAGGGACTTCCGGAAGGGACGTAGGCTGCCTTGACGAGTTCAGATATCGCCTTCCTGAGCGTCTTGACGTTCATGCCCAGCTCTACGGCCATCTGTGTTTGCCTTGGCCGGCTGATGCCGGTGCTATCACAGCCCTGCAGCAGCTTGGCATATACCAGCTTTGCCCGACAGGACACGTCCCCTGCAGCCAGGATGGCATTCGGCACGAATACCCCTGTCAATGCCCACGCATTGAAGCGTTGTTCCATAGTTCCCCCTTTTAGACTTCTGGTAGTATCGCGAATCCTTCGAGCCGGTCGTTGCCAGGGTAGTGTTGGATACGTCGGACCTTGCCCTGCGTGCGTCGAAAGCTCCCCTTGTTGCCTTCAATGCTTGTGAACTCAACTAGACCGTCCGCATCGTAGATAACGGACTCGACAATACCTATATGGCCGAATACGTTCTTCTTACCGTTGACAACATCGCCTCTATCCCAGCATACGAGCATTCCAGGCTGTGGAGTGCTAGTAAAACCACCAACCGCGCCCACATTCTTGTACAATCGCTTCGCTCCCTGGGATACCCGGAAGGGTAGAGGCTTATCGCGGGCCTCTGCAGCGGTTTTGATGACAAAGGAGAGAAACGCTGCACACCAGGGGCCTAAATCAACGTCTTCACGCTCTTCACCCTTGAACAAGGCTACCCAATGGCCCTGGTTGTTGCCCCCTACCTCGCCTTTACCGATATACTCGCGTGCAATCGTAAGAACCTCGTGCCCAAAACCCGGATTCAGACCAAACCGGGCAGGGCTTTGATGCATATGGAGGTGGGATAGCGTCTCCGGACCACATTTACCATCCACATCCAGCCCAGAAGCCCTCTGAAAGTGCCGTACGAGCTGCACTATGCGGCCCCCGTTGAGCTTCCCAGAGTCCATCTGGGTCTGGTTGTATACCTCAGCATCCATAACGCTATGTTCTACGCTCAGAAGGGCACGTCGTCAACAGAATCCTGGGCAAACGGCTCCGATTGTGCCGCCTGCATGTCTCCAGCGTTGTGTTTCTCAATAGCGGCTACAGATACCCGCTGAAACTCGTAGTAATCTTCCGAGTCCGGAAACCTTACAACCTGAAACCACCGCCTCTCGCCAGTATCTTCATCCTTGTACTCACGAGACGGCAGACCAATGAACGCGCCAGTCTTTCCCTCGATGTGGCTGCAGCCCCTGAGCTCCAGGCCAACACCCTCAAGGAGCAAGTCCGCCTTACCTAGCAAGTTACCCTTGCCGATCTTCTGATACTCCAATACACGCACTATCATTTTCATTACCTCCTCAGTAACCAGACCCCCGATTATCCCCGGAAGTCCGCTTTTGTCAAGAGATAGATTAAAAGGTTTCCCAGACCCTTCCAAAAATAATTACTCTTATACTAGTAATTACAATTACAAGTAATACTAGTACTAGTAATTACAATTACAGGTACTTCAATTACAGGTACCCGGTACAAACAACCCCCACCCCTAGCAAATACCAAAAAC